CCCAGGAGGGTTATTGACAGTTCGAGCTCCGCTACTCCCGAACTGATCGACGCTCCTTGCGGCTGGAGCGATTAAATCTAAATCTGTTCTATCAGAAGTGAGGCATCCTTGTCAAGCGCCCCACCCTGTCCATTATTACCTTTCCCGTTGTCGAGAGGTTTGGTCGTGAATAACGGCTCGATGTTCTTCGTGAACTCGTCGATGTGCCCGTCGATGAACTTGTTCAGCTGGCCCTTGATCGCGGCGTCGTCGATGACATCACCCTCGATCTTGAACTCGGGGATCTTCGTCCCGACGTACTTGGCTTTCTGCTCAGGCATCTTCCTTTCGGCGATTATCGCCTGGGCCAGAGTCTGCGCCTTGCCTGTAGTGAGCGTCTGCCTGAGCGTCTTGTTTTCTGTTTCAAGCTTCGCGACCTTGGCCGTCCCTTCAGTCTTGAAAGCATCAAATTCTTTTTGGATGCGCTCCCTGTTTCCGTATTCTTTGGTAATCATTTCCCGGAAAACCTTATCCTTGGAAACCGCGTCCTCCGAGAAAAGTTCACTCGGCGTCAAGCGCCTGAGATTGATAAAATCCCTTACCTGTTCAATAGTCAAATCCATTTTTCCTCCCTGTTCGTTTACCTGTATGTCAAACGCCTGGAGCTGAGCGATCAGCCCGGCGGATGCAAAAGCTGGTTTATTGTAGCGGCGATCACCGACGGCAATGCCGGTTATCTCACCGACGTGAATATCATCAACCGTATTTGAGCGCCCGGAAGGGTCAATGTCAACCTCCGCTTCAATACTTACAGCATCAGCTACGATATCCGCGAATTGCGGGTAAATGTAAGTAACCGCAACCGCCCGCATTTTCCCGCCGACGTATTCGAGCGCCTTGCCGACAACTTCGCCAACAACAGTTCGCCCCGCGTGTTCATTCGTGGCCGCGTGGTTATGGAATATCTTTGTCCCGAACTGCAACCGTTGGACCATCGCGGAAATGGAAGCCCGCAACCAGTTCAACACGCGCCCGCCCATACCTACAATATTCGGCGTTGCGTCACCCTCTTCGCCTACGACATAAGCCCGGAAAAGCGGGTGCTTGTCCTTGGCTTGTATAGCCGCTACAGTATCGGGCGGGATGTATTGCATGATCTCGCCAGCGGCCATCAGTTGGAGTTGGAGGGTGGTTTTCATTCTACTTCCAATTCATCAGTCATCCTCATACTTGAATGATAACACAGCCTTGCCGTGCTTGTAAATCACTACCAGACCTTTCCTGTCAAGCCATTCCTGATCATAGGGTCCAGGAGTGTCAAGAATATTCACTTGACGCTTTGCAGCAGGAACAGTAACAGGTTCCTGATTAAGCACATTCTGAATATGTTCATCAATACCACGAAACTTATTTATGCTTTTTTTTGGCATCGGGTTTCACCTTGGCGATTACAGTCTTTTTAACCTTCGCATCTGTCGCTGCCTGCGCTGCCTGGAGCTTCTTGACTTCTGCCGCTATCTCCGCATTGCGCTTAGCTTCATCGTCAATAGCTTTCTGCGCCATTTTGTTGTCGTGAATATCGCGGATAGTCAATATCCCCTTTTCATCTTGCGCCAAATCAGCCAGGAATTGCTTTTGCTCCGGCTTCAATTCGGTCGCGGGGATTGCTCCTAACTTTTTGGCAATCTTGTGCATTTGTAAATTGTGAGTAGTAAAAGCGCATTGGCGCTCTTTAGCTTTGCTTGAAATCATTGTTATCCTCCTGCCCATTAACGGGCGGCTTGTTATTCATAACATTTTCTTTTTTTACTTGGTCCAATTCTTTGGTTATCTGCGTGACTTTTTCAGCATCCGCCTCTTTGCGTCTATCCATCTCTTCCCGGACATTGAAGTCAGGGATCTGAGGCAGCACAGCTTCGCGCGTAACCAGGTCGTCTTTGAAAGCTGGCAGCCAGAATGAAGTCAATCTCTGCCATTGCGATTCAGTCATGAGCGATATAGAGACTGCTATTTTATTCGGGTCAAGCGCCGTCTTGTTTGTATTCACAGAATACATCATCATAGCTTTGGCAATCAACTCTTCATAAAATCCTGTCCATATAGCGCGCTCACTGGCAGTATGCACAAGCGCCGATTCCATAATATTTTCAGAGGTTGACCTATTAGACAGCATGTCGGGTAGTAAAAACTGCAAAGGATAGCCAGTAGTGCCAGACACAAAACACGCCTGCCGCTTAATCTCCCTTTCAAGCGAATCAATACCTGTCATCTCAGGCCCGGCGTATCTGAAATTTCCCATTATCGCCCAGGCTTTTTTGATTTTAAAATTCAATCCTGCCGCCAAAGTTGCTTTCATTTCTTCGGCTTCTTCGGCTGTCTTACATTCAAATATCGGAATGGGTGCGACATACATCCGGTTTATTTCCCGCCAATCACGAAACGCTTGGTCAATGTATTCGATCTGCGTCAAGCAGCGCATGACTTTTGTGGTAGGGAATTTCGCTGATAACCGCCCGCTGAATCTGCGGCAAACAAGTTGGTCCCCGCCAATACTCCCGGCCTCAATACCCACCTCACTGCGGGCATCCCATTTTATCGACTCTACAATTTTGGGATTTTGTTTATTACGAACTTCGGTATAGCGGTATACCAACCAAGGATAATGCTTGGCAATGACTTGCTTTTTGTCTGCGTCCCATTTCAACTCAACGGCAACACGCCCCTCCAGTTCACCTTCGCGCCCCCACTCCTGCGGCGTTTCATGGTCTATGTCATTGACTTCAAAAAACGATCTGCAAAAATCCATTTCAGCGGCAGCAGATCCCTCAATTGACTCAAAAGCTTGAACCTCTTTATTTTCCTGGCTTCCGACATTTTCACCATCTTCGTCTTTTTGTTTAATGGTGCTGCCCATGGCCGGCTTGTATTGCGGCCCAGATGAAACGGTAACAGCTGCCCTAAAGTCAATGATATTTGCGGCCAAAGCATTACCCCATGCGGCAGCGTTTTCATACTTCTGATTAAGCTCATGTACCGCCCTGACATAATCCCGATAGTTATTTGTCCCATAAGGTGATGCTGATTCTTCACCACTCAACGCATCAACATATCCCTGCATCTCAAATTTCAAAACCTTGAAGTCGGTTTTTAATTTGTTTAAATCGCCTCTTAATTTCAACTCAACGTTTCTAAAATTAAATATGCTCATTCAAAATACTTGTAATATATTTTTTCGTATTTGTCAACTGCATTAGTAAAATTCTCCCTGCTGAACGATATTATTTATTTTTCTTTTCACCGGGAACAGGTACGCAATGAGATAACCAAGGCCGTCCGAAATGTGCGTTAGCATTGTGTCTGATTGAGTTTTATCTATACGGCCATCAGGTAACACCTGGACCATATTTAAGTCATTTATTGTTTTCGCGCAGTGCCGCTGAATAAATAATCTTATCACTCCGTCCATTGACCGGCAACGTGTGTTTACCGCAATGAGCCTATCGCGTTGCCGGGGATTGGTCGAATGAGCCTTGACCTTAAAGCCAGCGTTCTTTAATATTCGCAAATCACTTTCAGTCGCATTACTCGATTCAGCCCCGCCCGTGGAGTCTGGATAAATAGTGCATCGCGCCGGATTCAGACCCTTAACCTCAATCAAGTGCTTGACCATTTCGTAAGTGTTACTGTGCCGCATATACACTTCATCAAACTGCCTTACCGTATCACCTTCAACCTCACATAGGACGGCGGTCATTGGGTCAATGTTGAAGTCCATACCAACATGCACCTGAATCGCGGCCACATTGACCGGCGCATCCATGCTGATATTCGGCAGGCCAAAGGCATAGTATGCCCGGCCCTCTTCGCCCTCAAAGCTGCCCTCAAATTCTTGCCGATAAGTGCGTTCATCGTATTCTTGCTTGACGGATATAATCTCTTCGGGAGTTAAAACGTCTGCCGAAAACCAAGAGAAAAAAGCCCAGTCGGGGAAATCTGGACTTTCAGCATAAACCCCTTTGCCTGGTACGGTTGTAGGGATAGCACCGCCTGCCGCCCGAAGTGCCAATTTATAATAATCGTTTGCCCGGCCTTCCGGGACACCGTCAAGAATTATAAATCCTAACGTATCGGCAACCAACGGGCGAATATTCGCCTCCCATGCTCCTTTCTTGACATCCCCCATTTCAGTTATCAAACCGCCGTGCCACGGTTGCCCTTCATGCCGTTGCGGTTTATCTAACCCGATAACGTGGATCTCGCTATTATTAAGAAGCCTCACCCATAGATCGGAATGGCTTTCCGCTTTGATCAAAGCCCTTGGAAGTATGCGCTGCAATCCCGAATATTGACCATTCCAAAAAATACCCTTCGACTGTGACAGTGTCGGCGCTCCCATAAATAATTGCTGATTGCTTTTCTTCAATGCCTTATATATCACCTTGCGCCCGCCGATCAATGTCTTTCGAGACCGCCGCCCGGCAGAACATACGGGGAATCGATGATCGTCCAGATAAAATCTTTTTTGAATTTCAGTTATAGGGTAAACTGGCGGGATAGCATTGATCATTTAGGAAGCATAGCATCAGCAATAAGCCCCAGGGCGGCGATGACCTTTTCGTTGTCAGCTTCCTTGTCATTGCCTGGCTTGCCAAGCATCCCTAAATGCTGCATGAGCAATTCAAGTGCTTTTATTTTGGAATGAAGTTTAAATTCAAACTTTTCAAATATTACTGACCGATCGCCTTTCGAATCTTCGCTGATCGATCTGTTTTCCTTGACGCTTTCAATAGCCCGGCTCGCATCCTTTGGTATTGAGTCAAAGCCTTTCACCCTAATGGCCCCGGTATCTTCGTCAACGGTCATATAATCCGGCATATTTGAAAAAGCAATAATGGCCAATTCAAATAAAACCCTTTCCTGGGTAATGTTTGTTTTTAATCCCCGTTTCTGCTGCGCTTCCAAAATTGCCTTTGAAACTAACCTTTTCTTAACCAGCTTATGGCCCATGTTCATGGCCGTCTTTTTACTGTACCCTGACCTTATCGCCGCCTGGGTAGCGTTATTGTCTATCAGGTATTCTTGGACAAACCTTTCCTGTTTTGGATTGATCTTCGGTCCCTTCAAACCTTCCCTCCTTCAACTCGAGACTCCGTCCTAGGCGTCAACACTGGGCGATGAACTATAAACTTTGGATCGACGAATAGTCTGAACCGAAGCGTGTCAACATAATTCCCTGGACGGCGTTCAATTTCATCCGCCTGCGCCCGCAGCCATTTTATCACTTCTCGCATGGTAACATTCCGCCCTTTGATATTTATCTTGATCTGGGCGACCGCTCGCTCATTTGTCGGGATGTTCATATCATCTTCCCAAGGGCGAACGCACTAGCCACAACTACCACTTGCAGCACTTTCGCAAACGGCTTCTTTTTGGCGGCTGCTTCCAACTTATTCGACCAGTCGGTACACGCCTGAAATTTTAAAGTCATATCATCGACAATCTTTTTATGTGCCGCGTCCTTGTCAATATCAGAAGCAGCCCAGTCAGTTAATGTTTTAGTCAATTTCTTATCAAGCACCTCTATCCGGTCAGTAGCCAGACCAATTACTATTTCGTCTTG